ATCTACAACTGGTTCAACTGCAAGTCCTTGTGGTAGATTTTCTTGGGGACGTTTAAGTGGATTTGCGTCCAGAACATCACCAATTTCTATTGGTGTAACTGGATTGACAATTGATTCTGGATTATCTACTTTCCCAACTATTCAAAGAAGAGGATATGGATTGAGAGATACTGGTGCCCTTAGAAAGGATCTTGGGTAGTATAAATATAGAAAAAAGCTATTAATATGGCGGCACTTGTAACCGATCAATTTAGGATATTAAACGCAGGAAATTTTGTAAACTCTGTTGTTGATACTTCTAATGCTTATTATGTATTTGTAGGTCTATCAAATCCAACTGAATCTGGATTTGGAAGAGATTCTGATTGGGATACAGATACTCCTAATCCAGTTGATAATATCGATTATCTAAATTTTGTTGGTGATAATATGATGTTTGGTAAGAAGGTTACTTCTGCCAATGTTAAAAGATTAATTAGAAGAATTGATTGGTCTAGGGGAACAAAATATGAAATGTATCGCCATGATTATAGTGTAACTAACTTATCTCCAATCACTAGTTCTTCCAGACTTTATGATGCCAACTATTATGTAATGAATAGCGAGTATAAAGTTTATATTTGTATAGATAATGGTTCATCTGGAATTTCTACAACTGGTAATGCATCTTTAGATGAACCAACATTTACCGACTTAGAACCATCTGCTGCAGGAGTAAGTGGAGATGGATATGTTTGGAAATATCTTTTTAGTGTATCACCAAGTGATATCATTAAGTTCGATTCTACTGAATATATAACACTTCCTAACGACTGGTCATCATCAACAAATGCTCAGATATCTGCTGTCAGAGACAATGGAAATTCTGATGAAAATTTAAATCAAATTAAAAAAGTTTACATTGATAATCAAGGTGCTGGATATTCTAACGGTGTTGGGCAAGAATTAAATATTATTGGGGATGGGAGTGGTGCTAAAGTAGTTGTTGATGTAGTGGGTGGAAAAATAACAAATGCTGTTATTTCTTCCGGTGGAAGTGGATATACTTTTGGAATGATTGATCTTGGATCAATCAGTGCTAGTTCATCAACAAAGGCAAATTTAATTCCGATTATTCCACCATCAAAGGGTCATGGATATGACATTTATAAAGAATTAGGTGCCGATAAAGTATTAGTTTATGCTAGATTTGATGATTCCACTAGAGACTTTCCCTCAGATACTATTTTTTCTCAGGTAGGAATAGTTAAAAATCCAACATCAGTCGGATCTACTTCTGTATTTACTGAAAATCAATTTTCTTCTTTAGGTGCAATCAAGTTTTCATCTACAACTGGCGATATTAGCGTTGGTGATGTAATATATCAGTCGGTGACTGGAGGAACTGCTAAGGGATATGCTGTTTCTTATGATACCGATACTAAGGTTTTAAAGTATGTACAAGACAGGTCTTTATTTTTAAATCAAACAACATTTGATACTACAGATTATATTGGAGTCTCCACTACAGCAGGTGTTTATAATTTCACCTCAAGTGCAAATGCAGTAACCAGTGATGGTGGATTTTCTGGTTCAATAGACACTGGTTTTACTGGCATTACAACAAATCCAACTGGAAACAAAATTATTTCACTTGGAACCCAATTTACAAATGGCATTGCAAATGCTGAGATAAATAAAGGGTCGGGGGATATAATTTATCTTGATAATAGACCTCAGATTACTAGAAATTCTAGACAAAAAGAAGACGTTAAAATTATCCTGGAATTTTAAAAAATGCCACAAAAAACGAATCTTAATATAAGTCCATATTATGATGACTTTGACAAATATAAGAACTTTTACAGAGTTTTATTTAAACCAGGATATCCAATTCAGGCGAGAGAATTAACATCTCTTCAATCTATTTTACAAAATCAAGTAGAGTCCTTCGGTAGCCATATCTTTAAAGAGGGATCAATGGTGATCCCAGGCAACGTTAATTATGATAATCAATATTATTCAGTAAAATTAAATGCAGATCATCTTGGCATTGATGTATCTGTTTATGCGGATAAATTAGTAGGAAAGCGTCTTAGAGGTCAAACATCTGGAATCGTTGCGGTAGTAGATAAGTATTTAAATATTTCACAATCTGAAGGTATTACACATTTAACATTATTTGTTAAGTATTTACAGTCTGGTGATAACAATGAAGTTGCACAATTTACAGATGGTGAAGTATTAATTACAGAAGAATCATTTGTATATGGAAATACTCCAGTTAATGCTGGAGATACTGTAGCGACTCTTATTTCTCAAAGTGCAACTGCAATTGGAAATTGTGTAGGAATTGGTGCAGGTGTATATTTTATTAGAGGGACATTTGTAGACGTTGCTGCAGATAAATTAGTTTTAGATGCTTATAAAAATAATTCATCATATAGAGTAGGATTAACAATCTTAGAAGAGATTGTAACTGCTAAAGATGATAATAGTCTTTATGATAATGCTAGAGGATTTTCTAATTATGCTGCTCCAGGTGCAGATAGACTAAAAATCAGCACAAAATTATCTAAGGTATTGCTAACGGGCGATTCTACAAAAGATTTTGATGATAAAACATTTGTTGAATTAATTAGAATTGAAAATGGTGAGATTAAAAAACTTCAGAATAAGTCTCAATATAGTTATATTAGAGATTATTTTGCAGAAAGAACTTATGATGAGTCTGGAAATTATTCTGTAGATTCCTTTGGTATTGAAATTAAAGAATCATTGAATGATAGGCAGTCTAATGGTGGAGTTTATTTCTCCAATCAAAAAACACAAGAAGGAAATACTCCTTCAGATGATTTGATGGCAATTAAAATATC